CGATGAAATTATCGCTGCGTTATCTGGCACAGCTTATACTGGAGAGACTGGCTCAACAGCTACTGCTCTTCCTTCAAGCCAAAAGATAACTGAAGGTGGTACTAATGGTTTAACTATTGCTAAATTAAGATCTGCTAAAGAGATCTTGGATGCAGCTTCAGTTGATCCATCAATCGCTAGATACATTGCAGTATCTCCAAAACAGATCACAGATCTATTAGGAACTACTGAAGTTACTTCAAGCGATTTTAATAGTGTTAAAGCTTTAGCGAATGGAGAAGTTAATTCATTCCTTGGCTTCAACTTTATCGTGTCTAACAGACTTACATCTGCATCATCTAAAAGACTTTGCCTAGTATGGGCAATGGATGGTTGCAAGATGGCTATCGGTCAAGACTTAATGACTAGAATTGATGAGAGATCTGACAAAGGTTATGCTCATCAAGTTTATGTTTGCCAGTCAATCGGTGCAACAAGAATGGAAGAAGATAAAGTTGTAACAATCGAAGCTCATGAAGCTTAATCAATAGGAGGATATATATCATGGCAAGTGTTAAAGGTGTTAATTACACAAATATAACTGCTGATCCTATTGTAAAAGTGGACAGCGAAGTTCTTGGTGGAAAGCTAAGAGTTTCATACGATAGTTATGAAGCTTCAAGTCTTGCATCTGGATCAGATATAACGATTGGTAGAGTTCCAGCTAATGCAACTATAATAGATGTTGTTCTAAAGTGTGATGCTTTAGGAGCTTCTTCAACTTTAAAAGTTGGAGACAGCGGAGATGATGACAGATATTTAGCTGCTGTTGGTACATGGAATGCTGCTGGTCAAACACAATCAATGTTAGGTGGCTCTACTGCTGCTAATACTGCGATGACTGGTCTGGGTTATAGAACAACTGCGGAAACTGATATTATAATCACAACTGGTGGAGCTACTATAAGTAACTCTATTCATTGTTGGGTTATGTACACAGTTGAGTAGTCAATAATCATTTTGCTTGGCGGAGAAATCCGCCAGGCATTAGTTAAATGGCAAGAGCAATTTCAAGAAATAAAAAAAATTACAGACCTACAAAAAAAGGTGCTGGAATGACAAAGGCTGGAGTGAAAGCTTATCGAAGAGCTAATCCAGGATCAAAATTAAAAACAGCAGTAACTGGTAAAGTTAAACCAGGATCAAAAGCTGCGAAAAGAAGAAAATCATATTGCGCAAGATCTTTAGGACAACTGAAGAGATCTTCTGCAAAAACTAGAAATAATCCAAACTCAAGGATCAGACAAGCAAGACGAAGATGGAAATGTTAAAGTGAAATATCTATTAATTTTATATGTGTGTAGTTATGCTGGAAATACTCCACAATGTAACAATGAGAGTATTACAGGATCATTTGATAATTGGTCCACATGTATAAATCAAGGATACCAACAATCACATTTTTTATTAAACGAACTTTATAAAGAAGATTTTGAAGATGAAAAACTAGCAATTAGATTTTCATGTAGAGAACAAGGAGAACCAACATAATGGCAAGTGAAGTAGATATAGCAAATTCAGCTCTTAATCTTTTAGGAGCATCAACAATTTCAGCATTCACAGATGATAGTAAGAATGCAAGATTAGTTAATCAAAGATATGAGCCTGTAAGAGATAGAGTATTTAGATCTCATGCTTGGAACTGTTTGCATAAAAGAGTTCAACTTGCACAAAACACTACAGCTCCAGTAGTAGAATATTCTTATGCTTACTCTTTACCTAGTGATTGTTTAAGAGTGTTAAAAATTCATAACGGTACAACAGACAGTATTGTTTCAGAAATGGATTATAAAATTGAAGGTAGAAATATAGTAACTAATGAAGGAACTGTTTATTTAATTTACATTGCAAAAATTACAGATCCAAATTTATATGACACTTATTTACAAGAAAGTATTTCACATCAACTAGCTGCAGATCTTTGTTATGCAATTACCAATAACGCAACATTAGCTAACAATTATATGGTTAGAGCAGATGAGAGATTAAGAGAAGCAAGATTTGTAGATGCTACTGAAAACAGTTTAGGTACTATTGAAAGCAATGAATTTACTGATGCTAGACTTTAATGACTACATCTGCTTTCGATCCAAGATTAATAGAAAAATATTCTAAACCAAAATCATTACTTCATTTTCAATGGGGAGATGACACAAAAGTTTATCGATATTGTTTGGTAGAAGTGATTGATGAAAAAGATATTGATCCATCAACTAAATGTAAAAAAGACGAACAAGGTTTAACACAACAAGAAATTTATAATAAGTTATGGCACGGACAACTTTAGCATTAACATCTTTCGTTTCAGGAGAGTTTGGTAATAAACTTACTGGAAGAACAGATTTTGACAAATATACTTCTGCAGCAAAAACAATGGAAAACTTTTTAGTTCATCCTCAAGGTGCTGCTACTAGAAGAGTAGGTACTCAGTTTATTGCTTCTGTTAAAACTGCTTCTGCTAAAACTAGATTAATTCCTTTTGAGTTCTCAACTACTCAAACTTATATTTTAGAATTTGGAAATAATTATATTAGATTTTTTAAAGACAAAGGTCAGATCTTATCTGGTGGATCTCCTTATGAAATTTCAACACCGTATTTAACGGCAGAGTTATTTGATATTAAATTTGCTCAATCTGCTGACGTGATGTACTTGGTCCATCCAAATCATGAGACTATGAAGCTTAGTCGTACAGGACACACTTCTTGGTCTTTAGATGAAGTAGAATTTACGGATGGTCCTTATTTAGCAATAAATACGACATCAACAACAATGACACCAGGAGCAACTACTGGAACAGGAATTACATTGGCAGCTTCTGCTAATACATTTGCTTCAACAGATGTTGGTAGATTAATTAATTTTACAAATGGTTATGCTAAAATAGTTTCTTTTGTAGATGCTCAAAACGTTACAATAGATATTAAAGATGATTTCGATAATACAACAGCTACTGCTGATTGGAAACTAGGAGCTTTTTCAGATACGACAGGACATCCAAGTTGTGTGAGTTTTTATGAACAAAGATTAGTATTTGCTGGAACTACATCAGAACCACAAACTGTATTTTTTTCTAAAGCTGGAGATTATGAAAACATGACTTCAGGAACTAACGCTGATGATGCAATGGTTTATACTATTGCTGCTAATCAAGTTAATGTAATTAGATATTTAAAAGCTCAAAGAACTTTAGTCATTGGAACAACTGCTGCTGAATATACAGTATCCGCTGACGGTACAGATGCTTCTATTACACCGACAAATATTACTATTAAAAAACAAAGTTCTTATGGATCTGCAAATGTGGATGCAGTTACTGCTGGTAATGCAATATTGTTTTTACAAAAAGCAAAAAGAAAAATTAGAGAACTAGCTTATAATTTTGATAGTGATAGTTATGTTGCTCCTGACCTTTGTATTCTAAATGATGCAGTTACTGAAAGTGGTATTGTTCAAATGGAATGGCAACAAGAACCAGACAATATTTTATGGTGTGTAAGAGAAGATGGACAGTTGGCTGCTTTAACTTATCAAAGATCAGAAGCAGTAGTTAGTTGGCATAGACATATTCTAGGTGGTGCTTTTGGATCAGGTAATGCTGTTGTTGAAAGTATAGCTAGTATTTCTGGAGATCTAAACGAAGATGAACTTTGGGTAATTGTAAAGAGAACTGTAAATGGTGCAACAGTTAGATATGTAGAATGTTTTTCTGATTTTGATTTTGATGAAACAGCAGCAACAGATTTTAAATTTTTAGATAGTCATCTAAGTTATTCTGGAAGTGCTACATCTTCATTATCTGGATTAGATCATCTTGAAGGACAAACTGTATCTATATTGGCTGACGGATCTGTACATGCAAATAAAGTTGTAAGTTCAGGAGCAATTTCTTTGGACCGTTCAGTTACTAAAGCGTGTGTAGGTTTATCTTACGATAGTGTTTTACAAACTATGAGAATAGAAGGTGGAGCTGCAGAAGGTACATCTCAAGGTAAAATAAAAAGAATTTCAAAAGTAGTATTAAGATTATTTGAAACAGTTGGTGTTAAAGTTGGACCAAGTTTAACTAACTTAGAGACAATACCTTTTAGAACAACATCCAGTAATTTATCTGCTCCAGTAGATACGCTTATAGAAGGCGATAAAGAAATAGAATTTGACGATGATTATAATAGTGACGGACATATATTTATAAAACAAGATCAACCACTACCAGCTAGTATTCTTGCTATATATCCAACGCTAGTTACAAACGATGGCTAACTTTACTGTTGTTCCTTACGAAATGGAACATGGAGACGAAATTATTGAATTTGGCATGAATGATAAGCTCATGGAAATTGACGCTAGTTATACGAATAATAGACTAGATATGGCAATTCCAGGTTTAGCATTTACCTTATTTTTAGATCAAACACCGATTGTGTCAGGTGGCATAGTTCCATTATGGCAAGGTGTAGCTGAAGGCTGGGCATTATCATCTAAACATATATTCGATCACAAAATAAGAGCCGCAACGTTAATCAAAAAAAGAATGGATTATCTTTGCGTTAATAACAAAATTATAAGATTACAAACTGCAGTCAAAGAACAATTCCTAACTGGTGTTAGATTTGCTGAATGGCTGGGTTTAGAAAAAGAAGGTCTAATGAAATATTACGGATTAGATCAAACTAATTATTGGAGAATGGCAAAATATTATGAGCGCACTAGGTAACATCGCAGCAGCACAATCTGCAAAAAGAATTTCAGCATACAATGCTAAAGTCACTAGAATGGAAAGAGACTTCTTAGATGCTAAAAGAGAAGTTAATATAAAATTTTATAATAATGTTACAAAACCGTTACTCTTAAAAAATCAAGAAAAAGCTAGAGCAAATTTATATGTAAATAGTTTAAGAACTGGTGCAGAAGTTAGAGAAGGTACTACTCCTTATGATGTAATGTTAGAGAATAATGTTAATCAAGCATTCAATGTTGTTATCGCTGATTACAATAACGAGATGGATGCTAACGATCAACTTAATCAAAGTTTAATGCTAGAAGCAAAAGCTGCTGGTCAAGAATACGCTGGAAAAATGACTGCAAGAGGTCAATACTTTGCAGCAGCTGGTTCTTTATTATCAGACGCTAACAAATTTGGATTAATATAATTATGGCTATTTTAAAAATTGATCAAGTTCAAGGTAAAGTAAATACAGGAAGAAATCCTGGATCTTCAAGGTTAGCATTACCTCTATCACTTGCTAATCAACAAGCTCAAGGTTTTAAATCATTCTCAGATGGATTAGTAAATCTTTATGCTGCTCAAAGAAAAGAAGAGAATTTAAATGAAGCTCAAAGTATTACAGATAAAATATCAATAGATC